CAAGTCATCTGACTTTTCTCTTAAAGCATACATTGCTAAGAATGGTTTATCAACAGCAGTTACTAAGAAGATCGGTGAATTCTACAAACGTCTGTTGAATGAAGTCAATGAGACAATCAAAGGTGACGATGAACAATTAGTTGAAGGATATAGTTTCCTAACTAACGCTCAACTTAAAAAGTTCAAAGCACTTATAGATTCTATTGTATCCGATGCTGAAGGTCATGTGTTAGTTGTTAAAGCTGCTGCTGCTCCTCGTAAACGTAAGGAAAAACCAGCGGGTATCCAAGTTGCTAAACTTCAGTTCTTACAAGAGTTCCCCGAACTAGAATTAACTAGTGTGCATCCAACTAAGATTATCGGTGCTCAACAACTATGGATCTACAATACTAAGAACAAAAAGCTTGGCGTTTACTATGCGACAGGTTCTAGTGGATTTAGTGTTAAAGGTACTAGCCTACTCGGTTGGGATCCTGAAAAATCCATGCAAAATGGATTACGCAAACCTGCGGTCACTTTAAAAGAGGTAACTAATGGTAGTCCATCACAACTTAGTAAAGTGTTACCTAAACTCACTACTGTGAGTACTAAAATGAATGGTCGTATCAATTCCGACACTATTCTATTAAAGGTACTATAATGATTATATTAGACTACAACCAAGTAGTGCTGTCAAACATCTTTGCCTTTCAAGCAGACTTGACGCGTAACCTTAAACAAGAGCGTATCTCTGACTCAGTTAATATTATTCGCCATGCCGTATTGTCATCAGTTAAATTCTACAAAAAGAAATATGGCAAAGAGTATGGCGAATTAGTTATTGCATGTGACGGTCGTAACTATTGGCGCAAGGAAGTATTTCAATACTATAAAGCTAGTCGTGCTAAGTCTAGAGAAAAGTCTGATTTTGATTGGAAATTTGTATTTGAAACTCTAGCTTCTATACGTGCTGATCTAGATCAATACTTTCCTTATAAGGTTATCAATGTAGATCGATGCGAAGCTGATGATGTCATTGCTACATTAACTAAATGGACTCAGTCAAATGGGTTTATCCAACAAGGTCTTGTAGAAGAACAGCAACCAGTTCTTATTGTGTCTTCTGATAAAGACTTTAAGCAATTACAGAAATACCCCAATGTTCGTCAATGGTCTCCAATGCAAAAGAAATTTATTGAAGGCGGCAAGTTTGGTGAATATCTGATCGAACACACCGTACGTGGCGATAGCGGCGATGGTATACCAAATATGTTCAGTAAAGATGACGTATTTGTTAATGATGAAGATCGTCAGACTCCAGTTACTGCTAAGAAATTAGCTCGCTTCTTTGAATTGGGTCGTGATGCATGTGAAAATGACGATCAGCGTCGTGGTTGGGATCGTAATCAAATGCTAGTTGATTTTGAATACATTCCCGAGGACGTATCAAAATCTATTATAGATACTTACACAAGCAAAAAAGTTAATGGCGACAAAATGTCGATCATGAACTACTTGATTAAAAATAAATGTAGTCTACTTTTAGACGACTTGGAGGATTTCTAATGCAAAAATATTTAACAGAGCAGTTAGCAGAAATTAATGAAAACCCTGAACTAATTAAACAAAAGATTGGTGATGCAGCTTTAACTATATTGTTTAAGCACGCTTTTAATCCTGAGTTTAAGTTTATATTACCTGAAGGAGAACCACCATTCAAAAAGGATCCTGCTCCTATTGGTATGACTTATGGCAATTTGCGTCAAGAGTTACGTACATTCTATGTTTTTTGTAGAGCAGATTTAAAAGCGGTGAAACGTGAAGGATTGTTTATTCAACTATTAGAGAATGTACATCCAACGGAAGCAGCGCTCCTGATAGCAATTAAGGATCAAGAGTTAACTAAGTTATATCCTAACATCACACATCAAATGGCTTTTGATAATGGATTTGTACAAAATGCACCAACTGAAAAGGCACCAAAGAAAAGCACAAAAAAATCTACAGGAGTAGCATAACAAAACCTGTGAAAGAACCTGCTGCTCCTTTAAAAAAATTCTTCCTAAACGTGAAGGGATTATATGTTAAGTTTCGGTCCATTTGGTAAGTCAGAGTTATTAATTAATATTGAACCTATTGTAGGCTTTGGTATTGGTATCCATTTCTATTTAGAAAGTAATGCTGCCATTATAGAATTGGGGTTCATTCGTGTAATATTAGACTGGCCTTCTGATGAAACCTGAAAGAGATAGATTATGGTGGTTTATGAGGACTATTGAAATGATTACATGCATTCATATTATGGCTAACTTTTGGTTAACTCATTTTATTAAATAGGAATTATATGATATTTTTCATAACGGTAATTTACAATGTATTTCTTTTAGTTGGCACTGCATGGCTAGTTGGTTGGCAAGGCTGGAGCGGTTGGTGGTTTGCGTTGACTGTTTTATTAATAGGCAGTTCAACTAATAAATTATGCAAATAATGTGAAATAAACGTTTACATTAAATCGTGTTTAGTATATAATGTATCTTTAAGTTGATAAACAAACCCAAATGGAGATTATATTATGGCACATCAAATAGCAAAAACAGCAGCTGGCGCAGACGCAATGGCTTACGTAGGTGAAACTCCTTGGCACGGTCTAGGTGCTAAGTTAGACGAAAATTCAGACATGGAAACTTGGGCTCAAGCTTCTGGTCTGGATTTCGAATTGGATACTCTTCCAGTTCAAAATGGTAACGTGATTGTTAACAACAAACAAATCATTTACCGCAAAGATACTGATGTAGGTCTTTCAGTAGTATCAAACAACTACAAATTAGTTCAACCTCGTGAAGTGTTGGAATTCTTTGCAGATTACGTTGAAGGTACAGCAAAGTTAGAAACTGCCGGCGTTCTATCAGATGGCCGTCGTTACTGGGCTATGGCTAGAATTGACGGTGAGATTAACATTGCTGGTGATATCAGCAAACCTTACATCCTTCTATCATCTTCATGTGATGGTTCATTAGCAACTCAAGCTAGATTAACTACTGTTCGAGTTGTTTGTAACAATACATTGTCAATGGCTACTAAAGGTCGTGCTGATGTGGTTGTACGTCATAACTCAGTATTCGATGCAGAAAATGCTAAGATGAAACTTGAAGGCATCTATGAAAGTTTAGCTGCTCATACTCAAGCAATGAAAGCTCTAGCTAAGATGAAGATGTCTACTAAACAAGCTACTGACTTCCTTGCAAAAGTATTTGACAATCCTGAAATTAATTTGGGTCGTCAACCAGCTCGAGTATTAGAGTTATTCCAAGGTGATGGTTTAGGTGCAGATATGGAGTCAGCAAAAGGTACTGCATTCGGTTTACTAAATGCATTTACTCAATATTCTGATTGGGAAGCTGGTCGTAGCCAAAACAATCGTTTGTTTAGTTCTTGGTTTGGTAGTAACTCTCAACGTAAAGTTGAGATTGCTGATGAATTACTAAAAATGGCAGCGTAATTCTTTTCAAAAATATGCTAAATATCAGTTTACATTAATTGGTATTTAGTATATAATGTTTCTATAGATTAATTAAATGAGAAGGAAATATATTATGATTACAAAGTTCGATAAAACAAACCTTAAAAATATCCGTGAAGACATCTCAGCTATCTTGTCTTCCTATGCAAAAGAAAACGGTATTGAAATTAAGATTGGTAACATCAGTTTTACTGAAGGTTCTTTCACCACTAAGATGGAAGCAAAAGTTAAAGGTGCAAAAACTAAAGAGGACTCAGTGTTAGAGTTCATGATGGTTACTAAAGGTCTTGTTAAGACTTCTAAGTGTGGTAAAACTTTGGTTGGTTATAACACTCGTGGTAAAGCATATCCATTCATCTTTGAAAATGCTGGTAAGAAATTCAAATGTTCAGAAGCACAAGCTAAAATGTACTTCTCTAAATAATATGACACTCGAAGTCATTAAAGAAGTTACTGAATGGAAGGTTGATTATCGTCAACCTAACCATATTTATTTGATGGAAGGATCCCGACCCATTGCTTATCAAAAATGGGGAGAAGGCGAACCTATCTATTTTACTACTAAGCAAAAGTTAGATAAAAGATATCGCAAATTTGAAACAATTCCATTAAACGAAACCATATTTAAGGGGTATAAATAGTGAGCACATTTGATCAAGCATTAAAAGAATTCTTTGACAATGGCGGTAAAGTTCAAACTTTAGATTATAAAGGCCCAAAAGAAAGCGATGCAACTTCTACTCATCGTAAAAATGTAAGTAGAGAATCTGTTGTTGAAAAAGAATTAGATGCCATGTTAGAAGATATTGTGGCTCTAGAAGATTTAACGGGCCTATAGCTCAGTTGGTTAGAGCGTCCGACTCATAATCGGCAGGTCACT